CGCCGCGTCACCGACAGCGGCGTCCTGCAAGCCGCTACCGGCTTCCTGGCACCCAAGGAGTAATCCAGCATGTTCGTTTCGACTGACGCCGCTCCTGCGGCGATCGATGGCGCACGCCTTCGCATCTTGGCTGATGGTGCGCGATCGTTCCCAACCATGCTTCAGGGGCACACCCCGACGGCTGGTACGCGTCTCGCCACCAATCAGGGTTACGACGCCACCACGCGGTCGGTCGAGCTAATCACGGCAACCGAGACGCCCGTCAGAATGCCGGGTTGGCTCGTCGGTCTCGACTGCGAGTTCTACTACGAGGTCCTCGACTGCTCGACGGCTGCGGTCGATCTTTCGCAGCTGGATGCCGGCAATGCGCCGCTGCTCGACACGCACGACCGCTTCCAACTCGCATCACGTCTTGGTGTCGCCCGTGCTGCCCTGGTCGCGGGCGGGCAGGTCATCACGCGGTGCGCGTTTGGCCAGTCCGCGCGCGCCCGCGAAGTGGAAAGCGAGTTTGCGGGTGGAACGCCGCCCAAGGTGAGCGTCGGATACCGACGCAATCAAATGCTTCTCGACCGGATGGACGGCGACGTCCCGGTCTACCGAGTTACCAGTTGGACCCTCACCGAGGTCTCGCTGGTGTCGATCGCCGCCGATCCCAACGCAGGGGCCCGGTCGGCGCAAGAAACCACCGGCCCCTGCCTCATCACGGAGACCAACATGCGTACCTTGCCCTCCGGCCTGCCATTGACGGCGGCCGCCTCCACCCTCGCCGTCGCCGCGGCTGAAGGTGCCCGCTCGCTCGGCGATGGCATCGCCACCCGCGGTCCTGCACCGCAGCCTCTGCCGAACAGCGGTCCGATCACGGCGACGCCGGCCCCGTCGCCCGCACCGGCACCGGCACCGGCGCCCGCTCCAGCCCCGGCCCCTGCCCCCGCTCCGGCTCCAGCCCCTGCGCCCGCGCCCGCTCCGGCCGCTCCGGGCACGGAAGCCGGTCGCTCGGACCGCTTCTCGGGAACGGCTGCCCTGGCGCTCATCGATCAGGCGCGCGGTTTCGGCGACACCGTCGTCACGCGGGCGCAGGAACTGATCCAGCAGAACGAGCGCGGCGAGATCAGCACGGATGGCGCTCGCGCCGCGCTGCTGACCGCTGCGGCCGATGCGCAGCGTGCGGCGACCAGCGGTGTCGCAACCGGCGGGCGTCCGATCGAGGTGACCAACGACGAGCGTGACCGGTTTCGGTAAGGTGCCGTCAACAGCATCATCCAGCGAGCCGGCCTGGGTCAGCTGATCGCCGATGGCGCCCGCTCGCGCGGCGAGGCGGCGCCGGATCTCAACCCCGGTGAATTCCGCGGCATCCGCAACGCGGAACTGGCGCGGATGTCGCTGGAGCGCTGCGGCCAGCGTGTCGACAGCTGGGACCGCGATCTGGTCGTCGGTCAGGCCATGGCGCTGCGCATGGGCCCGTACCAGTCGACGAGCGACTTCCCGGTCATCCTGGAAGCCGTCGTCAACCGTGTCCTTCAGGCGTCCTACGCCACGACCCCGGACACCTGGCGTGAGTTCGCGGGCGTCGGTTCGGTCAGCGACTTCAAGGCCACCTCGCAGGTGCTGCTCGGCGCATTCGGCGCGCTCGACCCGCTGCTGGAGAACGGCGAGGTCAAGAACAAGTCGATCCCCGACGGCGCGAAGGCCACGATTCAGGCGACCACCCGCGCCAACATCATCGCCCTCACCCGTCAGGCGATCGTCAACGACGATCTGGGAGCCTTCAACGATCTGGCCGTCGCGCTGGGTCGTGCCGGCAAGCTGTCGATCGAGCAGGACATCTACCGCCTGCTCGGGCTGAACAACGGTCTTGGCCCGATCATGAACGATGGCAAGACGCTGTTCCACGCCGACCATCGCAACATCGTGGACGGTGCCGGTCTCTCGATCGACCAGATTGAGAAGATGGACATCCTGTTCGCCGATCAGACCGATCTGAGCGGCGAAGAGAAGATCGACCTCAAGCTGTCGGTTCTGCTCACCCCCTATGCGTATCGGGGGCAGGCCACGATCCTGAACACGGCCGATCAGGGTCTCGACCCGACGGGCAAGCTCCTGATCCCGAACCGGGTGAAGGGCACGTTCGACAAGATCGTCGGGGGCAAGCGCCTGAAGGGTACGCGTCGCTACGGCTTCGCGGATCCGACCGTCGCCCCTGCTCTCAAGGTCGTGTTCTTGAACGGTAATCAGGAACCAAGCGTCGAGAGCCGTGACGGCTGGCGCACCGACGGCACCGAATGGCGGGTCAAGTTCGACTACGGTGTCGGCGCGCTCGACTGGAGGACGGCCGTCACCGACTCCGGCGCCAGCGCCAGCGCCAGCGCCAGCGCCTAACCCGCCCCAACCTGAAAACGAGTGATCGGGGCGGCTCGCCCGCCCCGATCATAAGAGGACCGAGACAATGAACAACTATGTCCAGCCGGGCAAAACGCTCGACTACACGCACACTGCCGTCGTCGCTTCTGGCGGGCCGGTCCTGATCGGGACTGTCCTCGTCATTCCGGGCGCCAATGCCGGGGTCGGCGTGCCGTTTCCGGGCACGATCGAAGGCGTGTTCAATCTCCCGTCAGACACGGGAACCGCTTCGAAGATGAACGTTCCTGCTTATTGGGACGACACCAACAAGCGCATCACCGCCACGGCAACCGGCAACACCAAGGTCGGCATGTTTGCGGCGCCGAAGGCCGCGGCCGCTACCAGCGCGGCCATCAAGCTGATCCCGGCCGTCTGATCATGGCAGGCTTCCCCGAACGTCGGCGAACGCTGGTCGACGCCAGCTTCGCGACGTTCGGGGAGGACGCCGAATGGCCGAAGCTCGGCATCGTCCGCGTCCGGTTCAAGACTACCGATGAGGATAGCCGTTTCGGCGGTGTCGACCTCGTCGAGCGCTCGACCGTGATCCGTGTGCGCAGCTGGGAAGTAGTCCAGCCGGCCATCGGCACTGTCGTCACTATCACCGACGGTCCGAATGCCGGGTCCTACCCCATCGTGGAGAAGCCCATGCTCGACATCAAAGGCGTATGGGACTGCCCGATCGAGATTGGCGCGCATTCGTGAGTGCGGCCAGATTTACCAATTCGGGGTTCGACGACCTTGATCGTCAACTTGCCCGACTGGCGCAGGGATTGCCCGAAGCGACGGTCCGTCAAGCCCTCCACGAGGGCGCAGGCTTGATCGTGGAGGAGGCCCGCCGACTGGTGCCGTATGCCACGGGCAATCTGCATGACAGCATCGCCGTCACCGACGATCGTGATGCCCGCCTGTACGGCAAGGTCAACGGTTCGGACTTTTCGGTCTATGTCGGGCCAGTCGGATCGACCGAGGATGGCGACGCCTTCTATGCCCAGTTCATCGAATTCGGCACGCGGTACATGGGCGCGCAGCCATTCATGCGCCCTGCCCTCGCATCCAAGCGTCCTGATGCCGAGCGACTGATCCTGTCGCGACTCGGCGCGAGCGTACTGGCGGCAGCCAAGTGACGTTCGAGGATGCGCTTGAAGCGCGGTTGCGAGCCGACGAGGCGATCAACGGCCCGATCGGCGGTCGTATCGAATGGGGTCGGCGCATTGAGGCAATCCCGGCGGTAACCCTGCAGATCGTCTCGGATCCGCGCCCGCAACACCTGAAGGGTTTTCAGGCGGTGCGTTCCACCGACGTGCAGATCGACGTCTGGTCGGCAACGGCGGGTGAAGCCGCGGTGATCCGCGACGTTCTGATCGACCGCCTCGTCGCACCCGCCATGGTCGAGCAAGTCCAATTCCAGCGCGCCATGATCACCAACACACGCGGCCGGTCCGAACAGCCGCAGGCTGGGCAGACCCAACGCTTTCGCGGCGAACTCTTTCGCCAGTCGATCGACATCACCTTCACACACGACGCTTGAACAAGAGGAGCGATCACATGGACGACAAAGGCAATAGTGAAGCCCGCATTGGCTGGGGGACCGAGTTCTTCCTCGCCAATGCGGCCGGTACCCTCATCGAACTGGACGAGGTCACCGAGATCCCGTTCGCGGAGGAGACGGCCGACGACGTCGAGGTGACGCATTTCAAGTCGCCCGGCCGGCGCAAGGAGTACAAGCCCGGCTTGATTGAGCCCGGTGACGGCCAGATCGTCGTCAACTACATCCCTGGCAGCGACACCGACACGCTGATCCGCGAGGCTCACAACGACGGCAAGGTCCGCGCCTATCAGGCGAACCTCCCGGACGAGACGGGCAAGCCTGCCTGGCGGGTAGAGGGCTTCCTCTACGTGAAGAGCCGTGGCCGCGCGGTGCCAATCGGTGATCG